TATGGAATTTGCAGGTTACTTACCCAATTAAGTTTTGTGTCAATTCACGCATATTAACCACATATGCGTGGATTCTGCCCTATAATAGAAGTATAAACAACCCCCATTGATTATGAACAGATTTTTTACTTACGTTGATCCTACAGAATACGAAATCACAAACGAAGGATTAATGAAAGCATGCGTGGCAGAAGTCATCGCAGAAGCAGAGGACAGCGGAGATTATCCAATGTACAGCGGAGAGGATATTTTAAGATCAGCAAACCATCTCTACTTAGATATCTTAAACGATGTTTCCCTATTAATGGAAGCACACTTAGACAGTTAACAAACTGGCACAAGGGGACTTTAATTCGTCCCCTTGATCCTTTATAATATTAGTATACAAACGAATTACCCCCGAAGTTTATGACAGAATTATCAAACAGAATCGCAAACAGAATCCTAAACAGCGACAACTTTGAAAACGTTGCTTATGTCTGTTGCGATTGGGAAGAGTTCGTATTTGAAGTTGCAGAGTGGGGAGTAGACCACATTGCGCAAGTTGATTTCGATTCTCTTTCAGATGAGGACATCTCAGCATTAGATGAGTTCATCGCCTCTTTCGGTTGCTCACCAAGTCAACCACACCCCTGTTCCAAGTACGCTGATCCTATTTTTGCCTAATGAAACCAATTGTATTCACCGAAGCGGAATTAGAAACCATTGAAAGAGCAATGGACGATTACGTTTCCTACGCAGACCCAGACACCCCCGCATCTGATTTAATCGGGGGATTACCCGTAATGGATCGCGTTAATTCTATTCTTGAAAAAATCACTACTGCATACTGCGACTTATGAAGAACAAACACCTAGAACACCCAGAGGACACCATTCTTACAGGTGACTTAGACGTACTCAGTTGGTTTCAATCCGCAGGTCGTCTATCCGTAAAGATCGACGGATCACCAGCAATCGTTTGGGGTCGCTGTCCTGTCACGGGTAAACAGTTCGTTGGTACGAAGTCCGTATTTAATAAGAAAGATCCAAAGGTTTGCTATAATGGCGAAGACGTTGAACACTACTACGGACACATTCCCGTATTAGTTCACATCTTACAGTTTTGTCTTGAGTTTCTACCTGATACACCTTACATCTATCAAGGCGACTGGATCGGGTTCGGAGGTGAAAGGGAATATACACCTAATACTTTAACATATTTGTTCCCCGATCACACGGGTGAAGATATAATCGTTGCTCCCCATACTCGTTACGAACTATGCGGTGATAACGGGTTGCAAGATGTCTACGGGTTGCCAATCAATCACGGTGAGTTGAAGTCTACCGCCTCTTGTCGGTTCGTTCACCCACGTTGTCGTATGTACTCAGGATATTATAACCACTTGGAAGGTAAGGACGATCTATTTGAACTGGGTAATCGCGTTGAGTTTGCCCGCCAGATTGCTGCTTCCGTTCAGTTCGTGGATAAGAAGACAGCAGCGAAACTCAAGAAAGCGTTTAATAAAGCAATTCGTAATGGTGAGGACATTCACCCAGACACGTTTGAGTTTGAGGGAGTGGATCGCAACTTGATTCGTTTGTGGTCGTTGGTTCGTTGTATCAAACTTGCTGCGTTATATCAGTGTAGGCATGATTACAGTTTAGAAGTTTACTTTCAGGGTGATGAAGCAGAGCATGAGGGTTATGTATTTGATAATGGGTTCGGCACTTACAAACTGGTGGATCGCATGACATTCAGCAGACGCAACTTTTTATACTCGCGAATGGCAGGGGGATAGCCATTCGTTCGTTCGTGGGATCAGCAGTTGTTATGTGTTGATCCCCCCGTTGTTAAAAACGCGTGACTCCCCTAGTCTACAAAGTGTTACGAAAGCGAGACAAATTCTAAACAGACTTAAAATTTTTTTTCGCTATATAAAAACGACTACAGGTTTTCACAGAATGCAAAAAAATTCCGGGGGCTATATTACATCCATAGAGGTTGATACAGTAACTGGAGAGTATCGTGCTATAATACCAGAGTGGATCATCAATGAAATGGGGTGGTATGAAGATACTAACCTTAACTGGAAGATTGATGATGGTGACGTAATTATTACTGAAAGTGATGAATGAAATTGAATTTGTAAAACATCAAGGTTTCGTGAAACTCCTGATGTGATTTTTTATGATATCTCGGTAAAGAACAATAATGCGACGGATCTAGTTGAACATGCAGGCCCTGCAGTAAGTCCACCTGATGAGTATGAAGGAATTAAACAGTTTTATATCCACTACCATCAGGTTGACCATAACAGAGTTTTGTCTGGAGATCGCACATTTGAGTTAGTGAATCCAAAGTGGTCAGACCCGTATCATATTGTGCACTTAAATCGAGATTGCGGAGCCCTTGTCATTCCAACAGGCACATACCATCGCTCCATCTCTGGAGTTCATGGATCGATTGTTATTAATCAAGCAGTTCGTGACGAAGATTTGATCATACCACTGAGTTTATTCCAGTAACTGCTAGACAGAATACAGTATTGTATAGTATAATTAACACAGTTAAACCAATTATTCACTACAAGTATTCCGGAAAGACCCATGTGTAACACCTATCACATCTACTTAAATGATAAATGTCTTTTTAAAAATTTAGATCAGCATGAATTTGATATAATATGGAATCGACTTTATACTTCTTACTGGAAAGAAGAAATAACTTACTCATGTGTTACGGAAAACACGAAAGATTTAGTTCCATCACTCGAAGAAAGTTCTTATTGACATCACCTAGATATTGATGTAAAATATAATTATAGAATGAATTAATTATGGCAAAAGGTTTTAAAGTCAAACCAAAAGCACCTGTTCAGAAAGAACCTGAATGGGATTACGAACTTGCGAAAGCATTAATCAAAGGAAAGAAGATTGTCTTTTGTCTACCCGGCAGAGGAGTATCATATACCTATCTGAAGAATTTTGTACAGTTATGCTTTGATATTGTACAAGCAGGTGGAGGTATACAGATATCTCAGGATTATTCTTCGATGGTAAATTTCGCCCGTTGTAAATGTTTGGGTGCAAATGTTCTTCGAGGGCCTGATCAGTTACCTTGGGATGGTAAATTGGAATATGATTGGCAATTATGGATTGATTCTGATATTGTTTTCGATACTGCAAAGTTCTATCAGTTAATTCTAAACTCAATTCCAGAAGCAGCAGTTACAAGAGAAGATGTAGTTCAACCAGTGAAAGATAAAGAAGGTAATGAACTCAAAGATAAGGATGGAAAAGTAATTACTCAGGTTGTTGGACAGAATATACAAGTTGATCAGACAAAAGTCAGACCAATCGTATCTGGTTGGTATTGTACTGAAGATGGTCGTACCACATCGGTTGCTCACTGGTTAGAGGAAGATGACTTCGCATCCAATGGTGGTGTCATGAATCACGAGACTCTCGAAACAATACAGAAGAGAAAGAAACCATTTACTGTTGATTATGCAGGATTTGGTTGGTTACTCATACAGAAAGGTGTATTCGAGGACAAGAAGATGCCTTATCCTTGGTTTGCTCCAAAGATGCAGGTCTTTGAGTCTGGTAATGTACAGGATATGTGTGGCGAAGATGTCTCGTTCTGTCTCGATGCCAAAGAAGCGGGTTATGAAATATGGTGTGATCCAAGAATTCGTGTCGGACATGAGAAAACAAGGGTGATATAAATGATTACAATACTTTCTGCATTGCTGATATTGGCAATCATCTTATTCTTACTCAGGTATTATGACCCCCATACGTAGAACTCTCTATACAATACTGAAGAATGGTGAGGCAGTCTTTACTGACTTATCTCAAAACGAATACTTTGACCGAATGCAAGACTTTGCAGTCGAATTTTACCTCACAGGGAAGAATGACCCCAGTGAATTTACTACAAAAATGACAGAAGAGGAACCTGATTAATGGCAAAAACGTTTAGTATGGGTATCAATATTGAAACTCGCCCCAAAAAAACTCGACAAGGTAACGGAAAACACTCGAAATACGCGGCTACCTCGCGTAACTCGGCTCGTAAAAGACCAAGAGGGCAAGGTAAGTAATGGCCTGTCTGATTGCGAATTTACCTTCTTACGAAGTATGGGTAAGAAAAGAGTACTTAACCGACCATAAGAGTGGTCATGGCGAATTTGTGAAGGGAGTTTGGGTATC